CTTCTATTTGTTCCTTTGTTCTTCTTACTCTTTTCATTTTATTTATATTAGTTCATAATCTTTATTTAAATAATCCTCGTAACTTTCGCCTACATTCTCTCTTAACTTCTGCTTACACCTCTTTAACGTTGTAAATATAGTCATGTAATGAATATTAGACTTTTCAGCAATCTTTCTTATACTTAACTTTCTCTCGGTATAAATATCAAACGTTAACTTATCGAAAGGATGCCAGTTTAATGTTTCTTCAATTATCTTTTGTTTAATATTCTCGTAGGCTTCCTGTTCGTCTAGTGTGCTTTCTTCATCTGTTAGAAATCTACATTCATCTATCGGTAACTTCTTTTTGATTAAAACCTTTTTATACCTATCAAAGTCCCCATGTAACGTTCTCAATATCATGTAAACATATGAACGATTAACTTTGCCATTATTAACGCATTTGTCTATATGGTTACATCTAATTACTTTCATGTACATTTCTTGCACTATATCCTCGCTGAATGTATGCTCTCCGAACTTTTCAACTATTGCAACCCATTGTTTATGTTGAGCAGCAAGTATGTTAATTTGATTTACCAAAACAGACGTAAAAATTGTTCAAACATCATTACTTTATTAGCACCTTTTAAGTACATTCCGTAAACTATCTTACGTGCTTTTTTCGGTAGTTGCTTACTTCGTTTCATTTCTTTGTTTTAAAATCTTTGTAGAACTTCAAAATGTGTAAATACATCTGTTGCATTTCTTCACTCTCATCATACCAAAGTACACAAGTCTTATGAACATCTTGAAACGTTCCGTAGTCTGTTATTATCCAACGTCTTAACGGTAGTTGCAAAATTTGTTTAAGAAGTTCTCTATTTTCCATGAAGCAAATATAATAATCTTTTTTAATTTGAAGATATTTCTTTAACTTTTTTCATGTTCTTTTATCTTTTGTTTATACTTCTCTATTATTTGTTTAAGTTCGTCTACTGTAAATTTTCTTGTTAGTTGTGAATCTACTGTTAATTTTTCAAATGCTTCGTAACCTATTCGCTTAATTAAGTTTTCTCTAAATGGAATCAAATTACCACTTAAAAAAGTGTTACAATGTTCACAACCTGAAAAAACATTATTCTCATCAAATCGAACGTTATAATGTCCACCAGCTGAATAGTAATGTGAAGCGTTTACTTTCTTCATGTTGTTTGAATTACAAGCTATGCAAGGCTTACCTTTATCACGTTCTCGAATATATTTATTAAATACTTGTTGTGCTAGTTTAAGATAATCCTGAACAGTTAATAAATTTTCTTTTACTTTCTTTTTCTTTTCATTCCATGCTTTCAACTTTGTTTGTTCTGCAAAGTGTTTTATACATTCATCGTTTACCATGCAGTATTTTTGAAATCTATATTTAGGAATAAATTTTTCCCTACAACTTACACATCTAGGCATATTATTTTTTTTTAAAGTTCTCTAATAAAATCGCAATCATGTTTTATTTCAATTCCAAAGTCAACACA